TCTACATGAACCATCATCTTCCGTTGCTGCTGGATTGTAATTTAATGAGTTCGGGTCCATACAACCTCTAATCTTTTGAATTGGAGTTGCATCTTGTATAGGTCTATAAACACAACTACCATCGTTTTCTACTGCAAGAGGATTATAGTTCAACGCATTAGGGTCTGTGCAACCTCTAACTACTCCTTGTTTGTTACCAATTTCAGTTGAAGTATTTTGATTATTGCTAAGAATAGATTTTAAAATTTGTTTAGTTTCATCAAAAGTAATTTGCTCATCTTTTGAGAGAATATTATCTTCTTGTATATTTCTTTTTGGTAAATAATATTCAATAATTTCTACCAACGATTGTAATATAGTTTGTTTAATTCTATCAATTGATAATTCTACTGGTATTGGACTTGAAAGTGGTTTACCATAAGTTACTGATTTTATAGACCAATCTCTATTTTCAATAAAATATTTTGTGCTTTCAATCAATTTTGTTTTTATTACATTTATAAACTCTTCCCAATTTAAAATATTAAATTCTTTTTGGATAAGTTTTACATATGTTTCACCTTGTTGAATTGTTCCTTTTTGTGAAACAAATTTTTGTAAAATATTTTCTACTTTAAGACTTTCAATAAATGGTTGTATAAAGTATATAGTATCATCTCTAAACTCACCTTCTTTTAAGAAAATATCTACACGAGTATCTAAATCTTTGATAATTTTACCATCTTTATCTTTAAGTGGTAAAATACGAATTTCGGTACGAGATGGTGATATTTCATGTATCCATAATTTATCTTTATCTATATCTGCAGAACCTGCTCTTCTATTTAAAAGTGTAGTTTGAGTTTTAAATATACCATTTGAATATCCTGCATCTCTAACTAATTTTTCAGTATCGATGATGTATTCTTTTGCACCATTTGTTTTTTTGTTAGATTTATTTTCACTAAAAATAAAATATTTAGAGATGTTTACATCATCTAAAAAAATGTATCTAACTTTATCTCCACTTTCACCTTGTGGCAATACATTATCACTTGCATCGTATAATACAAATTCAATAGTATCGGCTGTTCCAAGTCCAAAGTATGATTTTGCAACTTCTTGTTCAAAAATTGCTCTATCTTTACTATCAACTTTATAGCCTTTCTTATCAACTACTTCTTTAAATTGAGTTATTGCCATACTACGTTTCTTTTACTCATCGTTTTATTATATACATAATAACAATATTGTTTACCAATATTGTGAATTATTTTACCTACCCAATTATCATTTGATAATTCACCCATTTCATATGCCATATGTTCTGTCCACGGTCTAACCACTTTGTAAATCCATTTGGTATATTTAGGTTTTTCTTTCATAAATTTAACCACATTTCTAGCCCACATCATATAACCTAATACTAATTGAGGGTCTTTTTCCCACATCATATTACCATATCTTTCATCCGCATCCCATATGTTTTGAGGTAAGTATCCTTGATTATATAATTCGTTACAAATAATTTTCTTCTTCTTAGTATTAGCCAACTCTGCTTGTGTTTTTGCTGCCTGTGCTGCTGCTGCAGCTGCTTGAGCCTGTGATGCTTCAATTTGTGCTGATGCTAATAATTGTTGTGCATTAGTTACTTGGTTTTGTAAATCAATCGTTCTTGCCAATGCACTTTGTAATTGTGTTTCTAATTGGGTTTGTAATTCGTTAAAAGTTTGTTTTTCAGCTTGTAAACCTCTAAGTTGTGCTTCTAATGAAACTCTTTCAATACCTTCTCTAATACCTTTACTCAATGCGTTTTGAAAATCTTGTACTAACGTTACATATTTATCATTTGTAATATCTAATTCATTTTCTGCTGATGCTCTTAATAAACGTTCAACATCAATTTGTGTTATTAGATTTTCATTTTCAGTAGTAAGAGTTTGTATTTGTGCAATAGCATTACTTAATTCTTTATCTAAATTTTTTACATTTGATAAACTACCACTATATAGTCCCTCTAATCTATCGTAAGTTTTTTGAGGAACTACTTTTGGTTGTTCTTTTGGAGTTTGTGGTATAAGTTCATCAACCACAACATCTACTGCTTTTTTAAGTTCCTCTTCGTTATATTTTGGTCTCTCTACATATCCACTTGTTTCACCATCAAAATCTTCATTTATTGGTTTTGCATAGAATGTATGATTACCCAAACTATTTTGTGAGGTAATAACTGCAGAACCACTTGATATTAGTTCCGATACTCTAAATTCATTTTGTAATGACATATTATTTTTCCACTAAAAAGGTTAAATCTTTATCAGAGAAATATTCAATTGCACCATCTCTATCTATCTTAATTTCAATATAATATTCTCTATTAGTTTCCCAATTTGTTAAGTTTACTTTAAAATAATTACCATTACTATCACAACTTACTTTTGTGTAATCACCAAATGGAACAACTATCTCATCAGTAACTACATCTTTAATTTGATAATAAGTTGTTGCAGGTAAATACTTTACATCATTATATGAGTAAAGATTTGTGTATGTTTTAAGAGGATATTTTTCTCTAGCAAACACTCTAATTTCTGGTTTACTATTTACTTTGTATCTTGCTTTTAGTTTCTTAAATGTTACATGAATATCATCACTTGTCAATTCCGTTAAAGAACCTGTTGTAAATGATGAATCATCCCAACCAATTCTTATTTTTGGTTGATATATCGTATTTGTTTCTTTTGAAAAGAATTTTAATTGTCCGTAATCTAGCGTATCGTTTTCTAATGAAGATGAATGTTTTAATATAATACCTTCATTTACAAAACTACCACTTAACCATGCGGAAACAAGTGGTAATATATTCATATCAATATCAGAACTTTGATAATTGAAAGATTGTGAAGCATATGAACCAGTGTACCACACCCCACCTTTACCAGTTAGTGAACCAGTAGTTTGTGGATTTAAACTACCTGAATTTTGTAACCAATCATTATCTGATGTTCTATAATTCCAAGTAACACCATCAATTGATATATCATCAAAACGAGTTCCAATACCCATATCCCAACTTTGAGAAATCGCATATGCATAAATTGTGTAATCTATTGGTATTTCATTTGATTCACATTCTTTAAGAATTAAATCACAAGAACTCATAGTTACATCACCGGATAATAAAGATGCAGATAACGCAGATGTATCAAACTTAATTAAAGTTCGGGCAGTATCTTTTAGATTTCCATAATAAACTTTGGAAATTTCTAATATTTCATCCAACCCTGTGTTTTGTTTAGGTTGTTGTAAATAGATTGTTGCATCTTTTGATGCTGTTATAAATTGATACATTAAACTACCCTTCCTTTTATGTCTTTCGCTGGATATTTCAATTCAAATACTGATGGGTCTAATGATGGATAAACCATTTTACCTTTTGTTGCTTCAGCAATGTTGTATGAATATTGCGAATATTGTCCTAAACATTTATTTACTATTTCACATTTTGGAACGGATTGAACTCCCTCAATACCTGCAATCAATAATTCTAATTCACTTAGGTTGATTGCCATATTAAATGTCCAATTATCTATATTAAAATAATTTGTAATCTCATCGATACATCTTACCAATACTTCTCTTTTATTATATCCACCATATACCATAATTTCAAAATCTACACCGATATTGATAATAAATCCATCTAATAGATTTACACCATCGGTCAACATTCTAAATTCATTTAGATATGTTTTTAAATTTTGTTTTAAGGCTTGGTTAGTTCCAATTTGTTGTAAATTTTTATTTTGATTATAACCCAACACATATAAGTTTATTGCGAATGGATTATTCTTTTCATTTAAATTATTTTTCTTACCAACTAAAAATTTATTCACACTATCTTTAATTTCCATTTCAGATTTACCTTGCATGGATTGAACTAATTGTGTAAATTCACTTAATGTATCTGGGTTTGCAAGTATTGATGCAGGTGAATTGTTATCTAACTCACCATCCGGTGCACAATATGCTTTAGCAATTCCACCATATTTTGCTGGTAATGATAATGCTCTTACTTGGTAATCTTTACGAGTTACTGCACGATTTTGAGAAGAGAAGTTTGCTAATGCATTTTCTCTAATTTCTTCAATTGTTTCTGCTCCTCTACCACCCACTGCAGTTACTTCATTTTCTACTGCAATTGAACCTTTAGTTACTCTATATACTCCTAATTCACTTTCTGAAAATATATTTGTGTCTTCATCGAATGAAATGTTTTCGATTCTTGTCAAATCACCAATTGGTGTATTTGCAGATATTCCACCTCCTACTAAATAAGAGACGGTTATAGTTGTTTGTGATGGTGCTTGACCATAACTTTTTGTTTTTAAGAAATTAGCAGGGTCAAATGATTCACCTAATTTAGAAATTGATGAATTTAACCCCAATCCTACATTTTTAAAGTTAGGTATAAGAGTTTCATCTGATGATGTAGAATTACCACCACCAAATACGATTGTTGTAGTATTATCTGCGTTTACTTTAGTTACAAATCTACGAGATGTTTTTAATACCTTTAATATATTTGAAACCGAATCTTTGAATTGAACTAAATCTTTATCGTTATATTCATTATTAGGATAATCTACAAAAACTGTCTCTTGTGCAAGATATGGAACTTCATACCATTTGTTTCCGTTACTATCTCTTACATCATATATTTCAATTACATTATCATCTGCAATATCAATCTTTGAAAATTCTTCTGGAGAACCAAATGTTTTTTCTATTGTTCTTAATTCTGCAGAAATTGCATTTACATGCTTTTTAATCAGATAAAAATTTGGTTCATCCCCACTTTTAGAATATATTGTTATTTCTCTATCATCACTAACGTTAAAATCTAATAATTCAGTAGTTCTAAACATCGTACCTGTTGAATTTGCTTGAACTATCATACCCTCTTTAATTCTTAAATAGTATTTTGAATCGGGTCTATTGTTTACACCAGTTCCGATTGCAGGAACTAATTGATAAACTGTCAAACTAACTAATGCAGGTGATGTAACTTTTGGTTTATATCCTAAATATTGTGCAAGGGCAAGAACGTTTTCTTTATCCTCTGCATATAACATTAAAGATTCTTTTAATGTATCATCGATATAATATCCCATAACATCACCAATATATGATGCCATTTCGATAAACATCATACCCGGTGATGATTCATTAAAATCTGAATATGTTTTTGGGAAATAAGTTTTTGCATACTCAATTAAGTTTTGTCTGAATCCAGCAAAATCTTTATTAAGATACTTTATATCTCTACCTTGATTACTCTTTTTTGTTATACTATTTAATGCCATTTGTTATTATCCCCTGACTGTGAATGTTATTTCTTGTAATTCAATTTGATTACCGACAGTGAATTGTATTTTCATATGTGCAATATGTCTATCTTTCATCTCATCTGTCATTTCTATATCGATTTCTTCAACGTTGATGTAAGGTAACCAGTAATTTACGGTCTGCGTAATTGTATCCGTCAATTTACTTTCGAATTCACCATCCATCGGTTCAAATAATAATGCTTCTAAACCTGTTCCAAATTCTGGTTGCATTACTCTCTCACCTTTTTTAGTTAGGAGTAAATTTTTTAAGTTTGATTTAGCTTGTTCGAAGGAAGTAAAAGCCTGTTCAAAATAACCATTTCCACCTCTTTTTAAAGGTAGAGTAATTCCATACGCATATGTATCGAACTCTTTTGTATCTTTTACAATTTTATTTCCTAAAACGTATGCCATTATTTTTTAAACCTCTTAACTAATTCTGAATTATCTCTATTTAAAATTCTATCTAATCCGGCCAAACCAGTTTGAACTCCCAATCCACCTCTATTTCCACCAACATTCATATCACCATATCCCATCTTAGCAGCCATTTGTGCTCTCATAGATTCTACACCACCTAATGCTCCACCGCCAAATGACATAGTTTCATCTATATCAGGTTCTGCATCCATATAGTTTGGAATGTGTGAATTTGAATAACCTTCTTCTAATGGTTGTTGTGTTTGGAAATTATCTAAAACCGATGTACCACCTCCAATTCCACCTTCCGAACGTTGTGCAGAAGTGAATGGTTGTGTTTGATTTAAAATATCGTTTATTGTTTGATTTTTTGAAAATTGTCTTTTAGGTTGAACTGATTCTTTTTGAATCTTAGGAGTTTGCACTCTTTCCTTATCTAACAATTGATTTGCAAGTTCAAATGGGTCTACATCTTCCAATATATCCTTTTTCTTAGGAGTTGGTTTTGTAGTTTCATTTAATAACTTACCAACCTCCTCTTTAATCATTTTAGGAAGTTGTTTTTTAATTTCTTGTTCTACTACTAATTTAATTAGTTGTGCTAATTTTTTAGAATCCATTTTGAAAATATTTGTTTACTTCATATAAATATATCTTCGATGGATTTTGAATTCTTATGAGTATAAATTAGGGTTTTCTTTTAGTTTTTTCCAATATGCACAGAATTTCTTCTTTCTATCATCCAATCCATTATATCCACCATTTATACGTTTGGTAATATATTTTAAAGTTCCAATCGTATCATCTACTGCTGCTTCATTTAATTTACGAGTTCTCCAAAACCAACAAGCAGTTTCGGCAACATACTTCTTTTCAACTAACGTAGAATTAGCAACAACATCATCAGATACACCTTTTCTGAATTGTGAATAATTTGCTCTACCTGTAACTTGAATGTATCCTCTTCCTGCGAAACGGAAACCATCGCCAGGTTGTGTATTACCTAAATCTCGTCTACCTTCGTATCTTTGCTGTGTAGGTGTTGGCCCCCATATTTCTTTTGTAAAAATAAAATTACCACTTTCATGTGCACATTGAGCTAAGAAATGTGCTTTTTGCAATGGAGTTTTAATTCCCCATTTTCTCATAGCATCAATTACAACTTGTGGTGGTTCTTTGATTCTTACATTACCACATTCTTCAATTTTTTCTGATGGTGATTGGTTTTCAACTTCGGAATCTGATTGATTATCTGAATATCCACCACCCTCATCAAGTGATTCAGCAGGAAAATCGGATGTTTCACCACTCAATCCTGCAGATGTGGAATCGTTTATATCATATCCAGCCTCTGTTGCACTATCGGCCATTGCTTCTTGTTCGGGTGATAAAGTTATAGCTTCTTCTACCATTTTTTCTTCATCACTCACTTCGGTTGGTTCGGTAGTTAAAGTATCATTTCCACCCCCTCCTACACCTCTTCCTGCAGGCGGAATTGTATAACCAACAAAAGGTACTGCACCAGGACCAGGTGTCATTAAAGGTGGGTATAATGATGTTGTAAGGTATGTTCCTTTAATAGTGGGCAAGTGGGATTGAATTGATGCAATCAATTGGTCTAAAAATACTTCGCTATTATCCGTTGGTTTTGCCATATATTAGTAATAACACTTTATACCGGGAGAATATTTACCCTTTAACATTGTCAATAATTGTTTTCGTTGTCCTCCACTTCGTTTACAACTTATGTGTAACCAAATTGAATTACCATGCTCAAAAATCATTTGGTCAAAAGGTAATGTTCCTGCAATCCATTTTGCAATTGGTAAGTAATCTTTTGGTGAAACTCCTACAAATTGTAAATCAACAGCTTCACCTTTTTGATGTTGTGATACTCCACCAGGAATAGAAGGAGCACCTCTAAAAGCAGAATTTATTTTCATATTTGGATATTTTGCTTTTATTGGTTCTAATATATTCACAGCTACATTTTTTAAATTACATACAATATCTTCTGCACTTAACCCAACTTGTGATTTAATTTTATGTGGAAACGTTGTTGCAATCGATAAATGTTTTAACTTAAAGTTTGGTGATAATTGTGTGTTGTAATCTAATGTTCCTCCACATGATATTGGTTTAGCAGATGCTGATGATGTTGTGATTGCAACTTCTTCTGCAGATGGATTCTCATCGTATGGAGAATTATCTTCACCATATGCTTCTTGTATGGATTCTATTTGAGAACCACCATCTTCACCACCATCAGTTAAAACTTCCACTCCGGTCTCATCCATTATTTCTTGTGCACCTTCTAATGTATTATTATCATCAGGTATTGTTGCAAGTAATTCTTCCGTAGTTGGTTCTCCATCTCCTTCCGATGCTAATGTATCCGGTGGAGTTAGTGATTGTATATCAGTTGGTTGCCAGATACCAGGGTCGGTAATAAAACTATTGACAGTTGCAATATTCATAACAGAGCCAGGTGATGGGATTATTGGAGGTGGTACGGAACTCATAGTTGCACCAGTCCAATACGCAATAAACGCAGGTCCCATATTTGTGATAATAGGATGTTCGCCTGATGATTGTTGTAATGCTGTGTTTAAAATACCATTTAGGGTTGCTTCCATCAATTCAGTATTTCCCTTTGCAATTGGAATACTATTTGTAGTATCAAACCCTCTCTTAACTGCCATATCATATTCCATAGTAAGTTTTTTTGCAAAATCTCCATAAGAACCAATTCCTTTTTGGTTTTGCATAAAACTTAACATATTTTGTTTGAATATTTCTAATGACATTTTATTCGGTATAATTTAAAGTTGATAAGAATTTATTCAATCTACCTTTAATATCGTTAAATGTGTTTTTGTTTTCAGGTCCTATTGCAGTTGGTCCTGCTGGAGTTTTATACACTTGATTATTTATTGCATCAATCAATTCCTCTAACAATCCTTTTAAAGTTTCACCTCTCACCAAAGGTTCTTTATCACTTTCAGTATTTAAGAAAATGTTTCCTTTACCACCTAAAATATAAGTGCTATTATCATTTGTTGTAATTCTAACATCGCCGTGAAAATCTAAATCAGCACCGGCTTTACCATTATCAATTGACATCTTACCATCTGATATAAAACCCCAATTTCCTTTTGAAAAGAAAATCATTTCTTGTGTTCTTGCCGAAAGTATAATTCGTTCAGTATTTAATAGAACCTGGTCATATCCTTTTAATTCTGATGGATAATTTGTAAATTTAGTTGGTTTAGTTTCTAATGGTGATTGGTAATCTAATTTATACACACCAGATGTAATTGCAATGGTAGTTCCATCTTTATTTACATCTTCTTCGGTTAATGCACCTTTCTTTAATTTACTTAAAGATTCATCGTTTTGTCTATTACGAAGAATAATAGTAGGTGCGTATTTTTTATCTTGATTATTATATCCACTAAAACGAATACTTTGACCAAAACGAGATTGTATAATTCTATCACCCTCATATAATTTTAGAGGATTTATTTGTGTTGTTTCAAAATACTCACCTAATTTTGTTTTTCTATCTTCCGTACCACTACCACCACTTGGAGTACCTGTTGCGGATATTGTAGAATATTCAGTTGCAGGTTGTCCTGGTTTTTGGGTTGGTTGGAAATTTTTAATATCAACATCTTCGATTGCATTTCCTGCATTAATATTAGTTGATGCTATTCTTTTAAAGTGTAATTTACCACCTAATGAAATTAATTCGACAGTTTCACCAATTAAAGGGACACCTTCATCACTATTGAATGGTTTGTATGCTTTTACACCAGTTGTAGATGCAGATGGGTCATTTAACTTTCTAACAACCGCACAACCAATAATACTTGTATCTTTGGTTTCCACCTCACTAAAATCATACGTCTCAACTCTTTTGTGTTTATCATCTAAAATGACATCCAAAACAATACCAGTCATTACACCAGATGCACCACTTGTGTTTGGATTAGTAGCGTAAGTTGCGTTTGATATTTGGGTTCTTTGACTCATTATTTACCAATCTTTTGTTTTAGTTCTTCAACTTCATTTGTCAATTCATCTACCTTTGCATCTTGTTCATCTTTCACATCATTGACAGTTATTTCAATTTCTTTTAATAATTGTTCTTTTTCCGCATCGGTTAAGAATCCAGTCTCACCTTCGGTTTTTGTGTTTGCAGTAACGATACGTTGTGCGATTGTTGCAAGTTTGATTAGGGCATCATCGTTACGAACGGATACATCTACCAAATCTTTTAAGATAGGACCAATAACAGCCATATCACCTGCGTGACGGATTAGTTTTCTCATTTCGGCAATCAATTCAGAGATTCTTGCCTTCTTATTTTGTTGATTATCGTAAATATCTTTAAATAATCCACTTAAACTTTTGCCAGGGAATATTTCAAATTCTGTGCTCATATTTATTAAATTGATTCAATCTATAAATATATCAAATAAAAAAACCTCATTTTTAGTGAGGTTTTTCATTTAAGTGTGTTTTTTATAATTGCCACGTTTTTGTTGTTCCTTTACGGTCTTCTTAGCAATTTTCTTACGATTTTTTTCTTTTTGTTCTCTTCGTGTCATAGTAACCCCTTACAATTTTTTGATTTCGATTTTAATTTTTGATTCGTAACCTTTTGGTAAATTTGTTTTAATTCCGTGAAACTTTTCTACTTTGTCATCAAAATAGTTTAACTCAAAAATAAGGTCACTTAGATTTAACAAAACTTGTGATGATGTATTCATTTTATCAGTTTTACGAGCCATATTAAGATTTGATTTTGTACTAAACAAATCTTTTCTTAATGCATCTAATACACTTGCTGGGTCTTCTGATTTTGCTGTTAATTTTTCTGCTGATGCTTTTCTTACTTTCGATGATAGGTAATCGGGCCCTTCGGTATATCCTGCATCCCAATGGTCGTGTCCATGATTAGTTCTAACCACATGTGCATCTGATTGGTGAATTGTAAAACGTGGATTATGTTTTGATGTAGTTTCGATTGATACTACTTTATCAGGTGTAGATATGAAAGTATGACCTTTAATACCACCCATAAATTTGGCTGCTATTGTTATGGTATTCTTTAAGGATTTTTGTCCCAATGCTTCTCTAATCTTAATACCATCTTTTGATTTCTTACCGGTCTTCTTAACCAACTGCTTTTCTTTTTCATCATACCCAACCATCAATGCAGTATTAAGAACACCAATACCATATTCATTTATACCCTCACTCCAATCCGTAGTTATATCATGTAAATAAACTACCTCAACTCCATTAATCAATTCATGTACTATTTCCAATTCGGGTTTATACATTCTATCGCGGTTCTTAGCCATAACGACAGTATCTCCCATTTTTTTTCTAACAATAATACACTCATTCAATTTAGTATCCATTTATGGCGTAAGGAGATTGGTTAAATTCTCACGCTAATAAATATATTTTTATTTCAAAATGATATAAAAAAAAGTAGTGGGTAAATCCACTACTTTAACCGATACATAAACTGATAACCACAATCATCATCCCAATCTTCATCTTCAATTACCTTCACTCCACTACCAACAATCTCTTGGAGTTTATTTATATCTACACTATTCCAATAACCAAATCGTAAATACACATCGTTTGAACCACCCCACACTTGGGAAATATCAAACTCACCAAACACATTCTCAATTTCTTTTAAAGTTGCAATATCTATTCTCATGTTTTTATATTTTAAGTTTTAAATTTTAATAATCATACTCCATATCTAACTGACGTTGAAACAACTCTGCCTTTGCCAGGTCGTACTTCACCATACTAATCAAATCCTTCTCCCACATCTGAATATTCAGCTCCCACGCACTAATTCCCAAATGGAGAGCTCTACTCTCTATGAAGTTACAATACTCAACAACACTCATACCTCTTACATCAATTAATTCCATATCTTTATTTGTTTTATGTTCATCTCTTATTACAAAGCTAACATACGAAGAATATTTCATATTTCCAAATATTTTGTAAAATATTTTTCATTTTTTTTAAATAAAAAAGGAGAACATTTCTGCTCTCCTTAGTGAATACCTTGTGATTATATTTGTTTAGAATTTAGTTCCGCAATGTGGACAGAACTTGTGTGAATCTTTTTTTCTTTTGGCACCACATTCACCACAATACGCAATTGAAAGTTCTTCTTTACGATATTGTTTTTGTGATGTTGGTAGAATTCTCCATGCTACATTATGAAATGAGTATGAATAAAATTCTCTATCTGAATTTGTAAATGTTTGATTAGAACTTCCACCTTTTTCAGTTAATCCCGTTTCTACTTTATTATTACTTACCATAGATGTTGGAGTAATATTATTATAATACGCAGTTGATGTAGTAAGATTTGTTCCTGATGTAGTAAAGGATGTATTACCCAAAGTATTTGTAGTATATGTTATACCATTATTTAGAGTATATGTACCACTATTTCCTGTATAAATTGTTCTATTTGGATAAGATGGGTACGAATTGAATTTCGGTTGTTCTTGATAAAACTCAATTTTAACATATCCATTATTTGCTAAAGCACCAGTATTAACTGCTTCTTTTCCTACCTCATATGTTCTGAATACAAATTTGTTATTTGAATCCAAAAAACGTTCTAAAAACACTCTTTCACCTGGTCTTAATACAATACCGCCACCCGATAGGTAATCCGCATCGATTTTGATTTTAGCAAGAATGTGATTTGATGTTGGGTTGAATAATTCGATTTGATATTCATCTCCATCATTAAGATAGACCTGACCTTCGAATTGTTTGATTCTTTGTTTGCTTTTTGTAATAAAAGCCTGCGGGTTTCCAGGACTCCCGTTAGTCCATACTGATTGTTTCATATTTTTCCTTATTTTATTTGTATTTAAAAATTCATTCGTTGGTGTTTCTCCAACTCAAATGCCACAAAGGACACTGAATGTTTAACCACAAGGTTTCGAATATAAATATACTATTTTATTTTTTTCTTAACTATATAATTTCCCAACACTAATGTATCCATCTCACAATCTAAAAATGTTTCTATTGCATCTTTTGGTGAATTTACAATAGTTTTATCCTTTAAATTGAATGATGTATTTAAAACGATTGGGTATCCATTATCAATCTCTAATTGATTAAGTAAAGAATACATTCTTCTATGTTGTCTATTATTTAGAGTTTGAATTCTAGCAGAACCATCTATATGTGTGATTGCAGGTAAATTATTTCTATGTTCTTCTTTTACCTTAACAACCTGATTCATATATGGAACTAATAGTTTGTAATCAAAATATTTTAATCTCTCTTCTTCTTTTACAATTGGAGCAAAAGGTCTAAAACCTTCTCTTTTTTTGATTACTCTATTTACCCTACTTTTCATTTGTGGGTCTCTTGGGTTAGCAAGTATAGAACGATTACCGAGTGCTCGAGAACCAAATTCCATTCTACCCTCATACCAGCCAATAACATTTCCATCCGTAATTTGTTTAGAAATGATTGGAATAAGTTCGGAGTGATTTTTGTATTCATCCCATATATCAATTTGATGTTTATCTAATTCTTCTTTGATTTCATCGTTAGAATGATGTGGACCTAAATAAGGATTTGTATTATCAACTCTTACTTTTATTTCACTATGAGTATAATAATATTCCAACGCACATCCAATTGCAGAACCTGCATCAGATGGAGCAGGTGGAATCCATAATTGTTTGTAAGGGGTTTCATTTGTTATTTTTCCATTTGCAGTTCCATTATATGCACACCCACCACTTAAACAAATATTGTTAGATGGGTTTGTTGCAAACATTTTATTTAACAAACGGAAAAAATAATATTCATATTGTGATTGAATTGTTGCTGCTAAATCTTTATGGCATTGTAATAATTCATCTTCTGGTAATCTATTTAGAATACCTAATAATAATCCTAACTTTTCGTTGAACATGGAATTGTTTGAGTAATCATATGTAAAATAATCCATATTGATTTCAAACCCACCATTTTCGATTTCCTTAATAATTTCCTTAAAGTGTTTTGTGTAAGTATTTGGATTACCATAAGGTGCAAGTCCCATTACCTTATATTCACCTTCGTTTGGTTTAAATCCTAAGAATGCAGTGAATGCAGAATATATCATACCCAACGAATGTGGGAATTTAATATTTTGAATTTTTGTGATTTTGTTATTTTCAGCAAATGCTAAAACTGTCGTTTCCCACTCACCCACACCATCTACCGAAAGTATTGCAGTTCTATCAAATGGTGATGTATAATATGAATATGCAAGATGGGAAAGGTGATGGTCTCCATATGAAAGAATTATTTTATCATTTGTGATTTCATAAATCTTACGTTCGGTTTCCCTATAATTTTGTTTATTTTCTTTTAGAATAGCATTACGTTTAAAGTATTGTAATATACCACCTCTTTTAGTAGTTTCTTCAATACGTTCTAACTTTAAAGTAGGATTTTCATAAAACGAAACTACCGATACATCTGCACCGGTAATTTTCATTTCGTTATAAAGCCATTGAATTGCATTAGTAGGGAAAGAAGAATCATGTTTAATTCCTGTAAATCTTTCCTCTTCTACTGCTCCTAAAACTTTTCCATCTTTTACTAAACATGCAGCTGAATCATGATACCCACATGCTATTCCTAAAATATATTTATTCGTCATCATAATCTTCCTCACCACTTATTAAATCCGGTGAGACCCAAAAAGGTTCATCTCTTACTGAAAAATCCCCTTCTTCTAAATAATCGTTTAACATTTTTTTCTGATGTTGTTTCATTATATTCACTACCTTTGTGATGTAATGAGTCTTACAATCAGTCATTTCTCTAATAAGTAGATATAAATGTTTTTTGTTAAAATTTTCTATATAATCACTTCTACGGAATAATTCTAATACTGCATCTGCAATCTGAATATCTCTCTTCTTATTAAAGATGGTAGTAAGATGTTTATCCCAATATGCTAACATTATATCTTTAAATTCTCTAAATTCAGTTCCTTCTTCAACCTCATAGAAATCATTTTCAGGATTCCAACTTTCTGGCATTTCAGATATAAGAGCATTTTGCTTCCAACGTTTATAGTTTCCGTTGTTTTTTAAAATCAAATGATTCTTTGCTATAATTGTAAAGTAAGAGAATGCTCTACCTTTACCTTCTTTAAACATATGCATTTTTTCTACCATAGTAGAAACTACTTCCATTTGTATATCTTTTTTAGATACATCAAAATATGAAAATTTGAATGTGTTTAAAACATTTTCTGCTAATTTTTCAAAAGGATATTTAATTCTTTCTTCATAAATCTTTGACCTTTTAACTGGGTCTTTACATTTATTATATTCTACTATTGCATCTTGTGCAGGAGTTCCAAAATAAATTTTATCTTTTGGTTTTCTTTGTTTTGCCATTTTAAATTATTTCGTTTAGATTTTCAACAATTTCTTTCATTTCTTTGAAAACCACTCCAACTTCATCATCGGATTCAAACGAACCTTTTAAATCTGCATCTTTCAATGCATCCAATGCAGTTGATACTTTTGTTTTCACATCGGATATTGTGTCCAAAACGGTGTCTTCCAACTCCTCATTTTGTTTAAGTAAATTTCTTACTCCTATAAAAAGTGCAACATTTAAAACTAATGATGCACCTAATATTATATAAATTATTTCCATAGGTATTTTTTATGCTTCACCCATTGGTCCAAAGTAATTCATTATTGGAGTTTCCTCATCGGATTGGGTGGGGGTGTTATTTAATTCGTTTTCAACTATCTTAACATTTTTCTGAATCTTTTGTTGTAATTCATCAAATGTGCAAATATTGTTTTCAATTATCGTATGAATCAACGCATCAATTATAAAACTATGATTGATTATATGTTGTTCTAATAATTTGATATGTTCTGTCTTAGATAGTTTTTTTGAGCTCATTTATTAAATCATTAAAAGTTTTACGCTCTTCTTCGGTTTCTACAAAAGCTTTTTCAATCGTTGTGTGATGATAACCTAATGCCGATGCCATTCTAATACATATTGTTTTATATTCAAATATGTTCATATCATCCGGCACTGTCAGTTCTATGTTAGATGCTTCTCTATAATCATCACCACTTATATTAAATGTCATTTTTGCCATATTATACAATCTCCGCACCCACTTCTAAAAATTTCTGTGCTTTTTTATATTTCATAAATTCAGTTTTCCCATCTGGTAATTTAACCATAACCATTTCATTTCTACCATAAGATTTTGGTGCAATGTAAGTAGTTGTGTATCTACGTTCTGGGTTTGTAATAAGAATACCATCTAAGTGGTCGATTTCATGTTGTGCACAAACACATTCCATTAAACCAGCATCACCAAAGAATTCATCTGCATCTTTCCAATCGTTAAATTGATTATCTGCTTTAAATTCCACTACACCTAAATTATCAGTTTCTACTAAAATTCGTTTTGAACGAACTGTCTTAACTGGACTTTTTAACGTCTTATCAATAGATAGACATTGTTCTACATACGCAACAGCATCTTCTGAGCGTTCAATAATAGTTGGATTGATTAAAACTAACGGGTCGATTACCTTAATTATACATGCACGAACATCCAAACCTAACTGATTAGCAGATAATCCAATACCACCATGTTTTTCTAATTCGGTAGTAAGAGTATCCGTAATCTTTTGAATTTCTTCTGCAGATAATTTTGAAGGTTTAATCGGTTTAGATAGTTTAAGTTTGTCTTTTACAATTTGCATGTTATTATTTTTTATTTGATTTGTAAGGATTTACATAATTTGGTTTGAAATACTCATCGGTATATTCTACATTATCTGGAAATATAGAATGTCCTTCTTTAATAGTTTCGTTGAATATTTTTCTAATTTTTTCACCCAATTCAAAATTGTTTGGTGTTTCTTTTATTAGTGAAATAGGAATAGTAATTGTAGTATTACTCATAAAATTTATTTAGTATTTGGTTAATATTATGTAAAGATACGAAAATATTTTGATAATTCCAAATTTACTTAAACTTATTTAACGTTTTTTCGTTAGTTTTAGTTTTCTTTTTCTTTGATTCTTTTTCCTGCTTTTGTAATAATTTCATCCTATTCGTATATGCAGGTTTCCATTTATATTCTACTGATATTGGACCATTAAGGAATTTTGTTTTATCATATTTCCAAATAGAAATAGATTCATCATCTTCGTAAGTGTATTCAAACTTTAATGGTTTATCTTTAATTGATGGTTCTGGTTTCTTAGCCATAACTAATTACTTAAAGGTGCTCTTAATTTTGGATGTGATATATAATTTTGTAATTCAAAACAATCTGGTCTATAACTTAAAATCTTTTCACTAAATGTTTTAGGACCTAAATGTTCTTTTACTTTTTCATGTAGATACCAATTTCGTTCGGTGATGTTAATCTTTGGTAAATCAAATGGTTCTCTACTGATTTGTTCTTTTGCTTGTTCTATGTGATTAGAATACAAATGTACATCTCCTAAGTTACCAATCAGTTCATCTGCATACATCCCAACCTCCTTTGCTATAATCTCTAATAGTAATCCGTAAGAAGCAATGTTAAATGGTAATCCTAAAAATGTATCTACCGAACGTTGATTCCACATTAAAGAAATTGCTCTCTTTGGAGTGGATTCATAATACTTGTCATCAAAATCAGGTATCAGTTCATCGTTAAACTCCATACCACTCTCATAGTTTTTATTAAACCAAATTCTATATCGTTCTTTATTACTTAATTCTCTTGTATAAACTTGAAATCCATAATGACAAGGTGGTAAAACCATTTGGTCTAATTCACCAACATTCCAAGCATTAACCATCAATCTTCTACTATCTGGGTTTGTTTTGAGTTCATTAATCAGATTATCTATTTGGTCTATATATTTTGTATAAACACCCGGTTCAACTATTTTTTCATCACGAGTTGCGTTTCGTTTCCAACTTCGCCATTGTTTACCATAGATTGGTCCTAAATCACCCCATACCTTTGCAAACTCTTTATCGGTTTTAATTTTGGCAATGAATTCTTCTTTTGTTAAATAATTTTCATTTCCTATGGGAGCATTATGTAAATGTACTTTGTAAGCATCACCATCCCAAATATGACAATTATAATCCAATAGAAATTTAATGTTAGTATCTCCTCTTAAAAACCATAGGAGTTCCGTAACCATTACATTCCACGCCATTTTTTTTGTGGTTAGTAATGGAAACCCTTGTGACATTTTGTGACGGATTTGTCTACCAAATACGGATATAGTACCAGTTCCGGTTCTATCTTTTTTCTTTACTCCATTATCTAAAATATCTTGTAACAGGTCTTGATACTTTTTATCTATCGTATTCATTAAACAATTTCTTTTACTTTACTAAAATTAAAACTTCTCCATCCTTGTTTTTCTAAATCCCAAACTGAAATCAAATCCGTTTCGATTACGTTTCCGTTTTCATCTAATTTAACAACCTTATCAGTTTTTGGGTGAAACTCTTGCGGTATTTTACTAAATTGTTTGGTACATAACATAGTTCTATCAGTACCATCTGCCTTTGTAAAAGTTACGGAAATTTCTTCTACTAATAATTTTTCTACCAATTCTTCTTTTGTAATTTGTAACATATTATTCTATTTTTAATCTTTGTTTATTTTCTCTATCTAATTCTCTGCTATATCGTTCTCTCATCCCAATTATTCTATGAAAATCTTTATATGCTTTTGGATGGTAATCTTTTAAATAAGATAATCCAATTTCATATTCACTTATAATATCTTCATATCTATTTTCTTTACTATCAAATCCATCATCTTGAAATTTTAATTCAGTTTGTAATGAATCAATTACATTTTGTAGAGAATCAATTTGTTCCAATTTAATCAAATAACTTTCTTCAGCTTTTGTTATATTAACTTTACTATGATTCACACTTAATCCAATTGCAAGTATCAATATTGAAAATAGTAATATTACTGGCCAATATCTTAAAAAATTATCCATATTATTTTATTTCTATATATTCCGAACGTCTATAATCTAATTTTGCTTGATAATCCATTTTCCAATTTTGAATAATCTCTTCTGCTTGTGATTGATTTTGAAATGGAAATGCTCCACTTTGCCACACCTTAATTGGTAAAGTAAAATAATTTGTTTTATACCACACTTTTTTTTGTGGTAGATAATAACGAGTTCCATTATCAATCCAAGTCTCAATTCTATATTTGGGTTTCCCCTCTAATGTCATCACTCCCAATAACATTAGCACTAATAGCATTTTTTTCATTAAATTAAAGATACGAAAAAATTATTGTATTTCCAAATTATTTTTTTAATTGTTCTAAACGGATAATTTCATTTTTAATTTTTACGTTATATGGATTCCATGTTATATTATCCAATAACCACTTTCGATAATATGGTGGAATGGATGCAACTGGTTTGTTTTTATATTTACCAAACGTCATATACACCTTTTCGATTTCACCTTCTGCATTTCGTTGTTCTGCAAGATTGATTCCACCTTCTAAGTGAATACCAATTTCATGCATTGGAATACCTGTGATTTTCTTTTTATTCTCACCATACAATTCCCAAATACCTTCATTATCTTCTTTGTAATAAAGTGCTTCAACTTTACCAAACTTTTCTAATGAACCTACAAAATCAACAACTAAACAATCTTTTTTGTTTTGATGAATACGAGTTCCTCTACCAACAAACTGATACCACCATGAGATAGATGCAGTTGGTCTTGCGGTAATCAAACAATCTAATTCTGGATAGTCAAATCCAACCGTCAATACATTCACCTGAACTATAACTCTAATCTTTTGTGAACGAAACTCTTCAATAATACGATTACGTTCTGTCGTTGGAGTTTCTCCATGCACTACTGCTGCAGATGGAATTTTACCTGCAAGTATTGTTGCCTGTTCAATAGTAGGTACTGCAACTAATATAGATTTTCTATCGTAAAGTTCGTGAACCTTTTTAACAATCTTATCTTGTAAATTTTGATTCTCATATGCACGTGCAATAGAATCGTTGGTATATTCAGCACCAGTTGAATTATACACCAATGCTCCGGTATCGAAATCATATGATTGATATTCTAACGGAGTCCAAAATCCCATATCAACAATATCTTGAATTTGGGAAACGTGAATAATGTGTTTGAAGAATGTTCCATGTTTAGAACGATTGGTCAACATTACTAACTTAGAGTAAGGACCAGTTTCTCCCATATTGGTTTGTAATTTTAAGGGAGTTGCAGTTAAACCTAAAACGTGAGTTGCTTTGAGTGAATCAATAAACTTTCGTAATTGACCACTTTTATCACGAGGGTATCTATCACACTCATCTATAATAACCTTAGTAATTCCTAATTCTTTAAATTTCCAAGCAATGTTTATGATTGAACCTATTGTTGCATAAGTAATATCACCAATCTCTTTCTCACCCATAGATGCAGAATAGATTGATGCAGTACCTCCTAATGTAATAAGTTTGTTGTAGTTTTGTTCCAATAATTCTTTTGAAGGTTGAATTACTAATACCTTTTCACCGATACCTTTTGCGATATGGGCAATAACAATTGATTTACCGAATGCAGTAGGTGCAACGATAATCGAAGGTGCCATTTTTGGTGTTTTAAAAAATTCAATACCAATGGCAACTGGTTCTATCTGATAATCTCTTAATTTCATTTAAAAAAATAATTCAACCAAAATTACAGCCACTAATGTAATAATTGCACCTACTACACCGATGGATACAAAATTTTCTGAATCCTCCATTTGTTGTTTTGTTTTTCCTTGATTTTCCATATTATTTAATAAAAGGTAATATTGCTAATTCTTTCGCCTTTGCCTCAACCATAATATCTACATCTAATCCATATGTGTTAGGGAGTGAGTTGATATAATCTGAATGGGCTTGTGGTTTTTGTTTTGTATCATTTTCATGTAACGCTTTGGATTCTGAATAATGAACGATAGGTTTAATATCCTTTGGCCAAGTTGATACTGCTTTGGTTAACGCCTCTTCTTCGGTAAGACCACCAGTACAAAATTGGTGATGATGATAATCAAATACAATCGGAATACCAATCTTATTATGGACATAAACTAAATCATCTACCGAATACATCGATGCCTTATCATCATTCTCAATTGTTAAACGTTTTTGAACCGATTGAGAGAGTCTTTTATAGTTAGTGATAAATCTATCCAACGCAGAGATTTTATCTCCGTAAACACCATTACAATGGATATTAATCTTATTGTAAGGAGTGAGAGATAATCCCATCATATCAAATAATTTACCATGTAATTCTAAATCTTTAATAGTATTTTGAACTACGTTTTCGTTTGGTGAAACTAATACGTTAAAAGGACCGGGATGTGATGTAATTCGTAATCCGTTTTCTTTTGCGTAAGTTCCACAACCTTTTAGAATATTTGAAATCTTACCATAATCAGGTAAATCTTCTAAGTTGTATTCACTACCCCACGGGAATATATCGGATGATACACGAAATACTTTGATGTTAGATTTTACGTTCCATTTGATGATTTCAAACAAATCACGTACATTTTGTAACGCTAACTCTGATGCGTAAGATGTACCTTTTTGTGCAAAGGTTTTTTTGACCATACTACGATTGGTAGTAATCTTAGGAGTTTGTTCTCCTAATGTCATATTGATACATGCGTAACCTAAATTCATATCGTATTTTTTATATAACAAATATACGAAAAATATCTGATATTACCAAATTTTATAGGGAAAAACTTTCCCCACAACCACAGGTTCTACTGGCATTTGGGTTAATAAATTGGAATCCTTTACCATTTAATCCATCGGAAAACTCCAATTCTGTCCCAAATAGGTATAATAGAGATTTATTATCTACTAAGATTTTTATACCTTTATCTTCAGCAAGTGTATCATTCGGTTGTTGGTTGGTATCAAATGAAAGGTCATATGATAAACCACTACACCCACCACCTTTAACTGCCACTCTTACATAAGGAGTAGTAAACCCACTTTCTTCTATAAGATTATTAAGTTTTTTAGCCGCAGATTCTGAAACTGTCACCATATTTATTTTTTTTGTAATTCTTTTAATGCATTATGATTACCACCTTCGTGATTTAACCAGTAATTGATAGCCTCTCTATCGTTTACCCAACGTTCTTTCTTTTTCCAATCAAACCACGGGTGAGTAAAATAAGATTTACCCTGATATGGGTCTTTCCATCCATCTTTTTCATACCACTCTCTAAGTTCTTCTTCACTTACAACTCCATCTTTGTTCAAATCTGCTTCATCAAATTGTGGAGTATTTTCTACCATAATTGGAATTTCTTCATCAATTGTAGAATTTTTTCCACTATCTTCGTAAATTTGATAATTTTTTTCCACTAAGGGTTCGGATTCACCATACATATTTTTCTTACCAATCAATCCGTTAAACGCAATGATTAGTGCAACTGCAAGAGGGTCAAATACTATTACAATAATAAAGATGAAGAACTTAACGACAGTATTCAATTCCAATCCAAAGGCTTCAGCAACAAATCTAAATCCACCAACTTCTTTTTCTAAACCTAAATTATCAGTTTTGATTTTATTGATTGCATCGTTTTCAGTAGCATTATCTTCTTGTAATTTTGCAATCTTATCATTTAACTTTGCAATTTGTTTATCTCTATTATCGATTGAACGTAATAGACGTGAATTTACTTTACCACCATCTATGATTTTACCTTGATTAGAATTGAATTCGGTAATTTGCGTAGAGAGTTGTGTAATTTGATTGGTGTTTTGTTCTATTTTTGTTGAATGCACTAAAATCTCTCTATCAACTTGTTGTAATGCTAAATTTTGTTGTTGGAATGCATTAGATAAATAACCAAAAATACCTGCAGATGTAATCATCATAAGAATACCAACTGAAAGGGTTAAATACCATTTGTTGAATCCTTTAATATCATCCCACGTTTGTTTTAGATAAGTTGCAGCAACTAACTTAGCAAGTTCTAATGAACCTGCCATTATCATTACCGATGTAGATGCTCCGGCGAATAAAACGCCCAAACCTGTAACCGAAAAATAAGCAGCACATCCGGCAACAATTATCGCTGATAATCCTACCAAATATTTCAGCCAGTTCATTTTACGATATTGAGATAAACTCGTCTATTTGTTCTAAACCTTTTTGAATTTCTCTGATGTATTGTTTTGCTTCTTGTGGGTTAGGTTGTTTCTGGCCATCAATCATTTTATCAATCAATACTACTCTTCCGTTAATTGAATTAATCAAATCTACAATCTTTTGCTTATACACGTCTTTCATAATTATATATTTTGTTTATTGCTTATAAATATTATAATATCAAAAAAAGTAGTTTTTATATATTTATATATACAAAATAGATACATTATGTTTGTAAAATATATTGAAAATTTTTTAACACCAGAAGAATGTAATTTTATTATTGATTTGGGTAAATCACTCGGATTAAATAAAATGACATCATCTAAATTTGTAAATGGTGTTTATACTGAAAGTGGTTTAAATGAAAATACAAACAAAAGAATGGGTTGTTATTTTGTAGATAATACATTAGAATTATCAGAAATAAAATCTATATCAGATAAAACAATAACCATTTTAAATGAGTTAAAACCTTTTAATGGAATCAAATATAATGGAATTCCAAAATATTCTTTTAATGAATATTCAAAGGATGATTTTTTAGATTGGCATTCCGATTCACACGAAATTATGTATGGGGCATCATCAACTATCATATTTCAATTAAATGATGATTACGATGGTGGTGATGTAATTTATATGATTGATGGTATTGAATATAATGTTCCTAAAAAACAAGGTAGTATTTTTATATTCGATTCAAATATATTGCATTGTGTAGATAAATTAAATAGTGGGATTAGATATTCTTTAAATGTTTGGCCAAGTAAAGAAATAAAAAAATCAGTTATATGAAAAAAGTTGTGATTATTGGTGGAGGTACTGCTGGTTGGTTGACTGCATTAGTTGTAAATAAATTTTGGAAAAACGTAGATGTAACACTAATCGAAAGTTCTAAAATTGGAATATTAGGTGCGGGTGAAGGTGGAACATCTAATTTTGGTAAAATGCTTTCATTATTAGAAATAGACCAAACTGATTTTTTTAATAAAACCGGTTCATCTATAAAAAATGGATTAGAATTTATAAATTGGAATGGTGATGGTAGAATTGCTAAACATCCACTTATGGGTAAACAACCATCCGAATTATTGCAATCTATTTCGTATGCATATCATTTTGATGCTAAAATGGTTTCTAAATATCTTAGAGAAATTGCTATTAGTAGGGGTGTTAAATGGATTGATGATGACATTGTAAAAATAAATAATAGAAATGAAATTATTAATAGTTTAGATTTATTAAACAATGGAAAAATCAATTTAGATTTTATATTTGATTGCAGTGGATTTGCTAGATTAATAACTGGTAAAATACATAAAGAAGATTGGATTGATTATTCAGAATATTTATTAGTAAATAAAGCATTTGGGTTTTTCTTACCACAAGAAAATAAAATTACTATAAAAGATAGAACACAAACTAAATTAGAAGCACTGAAATATGGTTGGATGTTTCAAATACCATTGCAACATAGATTAGGATGTGGATATGTATTTAGTGATAAATATACATCAGTTGAGGATGCTAAAGTAGAAGTTGAAACTAAATTAGGTCATCAAATTAGTATTCAAAAAGTGTTTGATTTTAATCCAGGTACGTTCAAACGAAGTTGGATTGGTAATTCTATATCAATTGGATTATCATTTAGTTTTATAGAACCATTAGAAGCAACCTCATTAATGACAACTATAATGCAATTAAAACGTTTATTAGATGTTGAATTTAATGAAAATTATAGAGATAGATTCAACCAATGGAGTTCGGAAATAAATGAACAAAATATGTTATTTATTCGTTATCATTATTTAACGGAACGAGATGATACACAATTTTGGAAGGATGCTCAATCTACACCAATACCAACTAAATTAAAATTAATATTAAATGAGAATAAAAGTATTAACTCAAAAAATGATGTAGAATTATTAAATTCGTTTGAATTGAAAGAATCATCAACGAATGAATTACCATTTGCAGTATCAAACTATACAACCATTTTTAGAAAAAATAAAAAAATTATAAAAAAAGAATTGTTATAATATGGAAAAAATATATTTTGATGAATCCACTTTCATTTGGAAAACAAAATTAAATTTATCATCATTCAAAAACCAAATTATATCTGAAGCAAAAGATGTGATTGAATCATTGCCAGATGTTAAAACTGATGGGTTTGGGTATAAGAAAGAAAAAAATAATTTAAATTTTATAGGTGATGTTAAAATTGAAAATAAATTAGATGAAATACTTCAAAATGGAATTAATTTATGTAAACAAATTTATGTAGAAGAAGGTAAAATTTTTAATAGAATTAATACAGATTCTTGGGTAAATGTAGTTCGTTCAATTGACCCAGTTCAAATACAATTTAAACACAATGAACTAAAAGGTGTAGATAAATTTCATGTTCATACTGAAATCAATAAACAAATGGAATCATTTGTTCCAACTTATACTTACGTTTATTATATTCAAATGCCAGATGTAATGGAAGGCGAAGATGGTGTATTATACTTTAGAGGCCAAAATAAAAAAGAATATTGGATAAGACCGGAAGAAGATGATTTAATTATAATGCCAGGTGATATGCCACATACTCCAAACAATGCACCGAAATCTACAATAGATAGAATTGTAATGGCTGGTAATGTTGGATTTGAATTTATTAAAAAAGAAAAATCTTTGATATAATGTTAATAGATAATAAGTTTATATATTTGAGTTTACCAAGAAGAGGTTCAACGTCGTTTCATTATTCTTGTATACTGAATGGATTATCAGTTGAAACTATTAAAGAAAGTTGGAATTCTTTTAATTCGAAAATAGATTTTACTAATATAGATGAATCGACTATAATGGATTATATTCAGCATGGACACGAACCACTAATTGATTTAGGTAAAAAATTTGGATTTGAGTATCCTATAATAGCAGTAAAAAGAGATAGACATGAAACATTTTATTCATTATATAAACACATACTTTTTGATTTAAAACGAGCAGGTGCAAATGATGTATATGAATATTTTAAAAACATTACATTAGATGAATTATTTTTTTACAAAACGGAACAATTGCTTACAAAGAAAAATCGATGGGATATTATATGCGATTATTTAATAGATAAAAATTTATTATCACAACGTTATGGCATACCAATCGAATTAAAATTGCATTCCGAAGAATATATTGTTAATATACTTGATATTTTAATAACACCGGGAATTTATTGGCATAATAACGACCCAACTATTATATGGTTTGATATTAAAAATTTAAAAGAGATGGAAATGTGGATTTCAAATATTACTCAAAAACCATTTCAATTAAAAGAAGTAAATTCTAGTAAACATATGGAAACTAATTTAAAATTAAATTCCGAATTTATTAAAAAATACAATAGTATTTATGATTATTACGATTTACCAAAATCAGTTAAAACTCTAATATAAATGATTGATTATAAAGAAATATTTGATGCATGGAAATCATCGTTTAATCCAACACCTTTACAAGAAGAATTAGCAGAGAAAAGATTAAATGTGTGTATGGGATGCGAATATAGAAAAGAAATATTATCAGGTGTAAAATGGTCTGCATTATGTAATCACTGCGGGTGTCCTTTAAATAAAAAGGTATTTTCGAATACATTTAATGCATGCACAAAGAAAAAATGGGGAGAGACTGATTTAGGATATTTAGAACCTATACCAGATAAGGATGAAAATTCCTTAATTTAATGAATTATATATTTATAGATGAAATATAAAGGAAAAATATGAAAGCAACAATTATTGGAACTGACCTATTAGAATATAATGGTGATGTTAAGATATTAGAAACGAACACAAATACCACAATATACAACGATGGTGCAGACCTATTAGATTACGATGCGTTATTTACTATGTTGGTAGCGAATTCAATAACTGAATTCCATTATATATGGACTGAAGTTGATTCACACAAACCAGTAAATCAACCATATAAATTTAAGGTATTATTACAACAAAAATGTTCTGAAAACAATATAACGTTTACTGATTATGTTGTTCCATTCGGTTCGGTGACAGTTCCTTATATTGAAGATACTTCTAATAAATTTATTTTAAGACAAGCATTTGATACTACTGCATTGGTAGATGAAACATATTGTGCAGATAAATTTGAATTTTTCTCATTAATGAGTGGTTCTACTTATATTCCAAACACATATCAAGATGATAGTGTATTGGGATTTGATGGTATTACTACAATAACCGATAATGGTAATAATCCAAATGTATTAATTAAAGCAAGATACCCAAATTATAATAGTGAATTATATCCAGAATTACATATATTAACATCTGATGCTGAATTGGGTTCATTAAAATCTACAACTCCTACAAATCATTTATTACAAGAATTTATTTATGATGAAACGAATTTAGTAGAAGGTAGATATGCAATTATCAGAAGTATAGATATTATATATGGTGGTAATTTAGATGTAATTAATATGGGTGGATATAGACAATCTGCGATTATTCCACTTACATTCGCATCTACTGAATTACTTTCTACTACAACTACGTTAAATCAAAAAAGTAGATACAAATATCTTACAAAAGAGTTGGGTAAAAATAGAGGAGTCGAATATCACACCGATGATGAAAGTGTTATTTTAGATTACACTGGTTCATTAATAGATGTGGATACTATAAAATTGGGTGATTACGTTCGTTCTATTGATTTTCTTGATTTTAATAACAATCATGCAGCAAAATTTGAAGAAACACAAATCGAAACTTATGGATGGTCGGGTTCATTACAATATTCAAATGATACTCTAACATCTACATCATCTAGTTTACAATCAATTGTTTCAGCATCCATCGATACAATATATGTAAGAGTTACTTTAGCCGATGGTAAGACTTGGGTAGATTCGCCTTCATGTACATATTATATTGAAGAATCTGGGTCATTAGCAACTCGTTTTGAAAAATTAAACAAAATGTATGTGGGTGATAAATTAATTGTAACTGATTCTACTACCAACCAATTAACAACTATTGAAATTACAGGATTAGAGATGGAACATGCTCAAAAAGTAATTTATAGTATGGATTTTGAACCATCCGATTTATTCCTTGTTGATATAGGTGATGGTGATTTTAGTGTGATGCACAACTCGTGTTGGTGTCCGTGGAATTGGTGTGGATATTATTGCCACTCTGGGTGGTGCCCAACATGTAGTGGAGGTAAACTTTAAATAATTAAAAAAAATATTATACTATGGCAAGTACAAGAATAGAAAGACCTACTACGGTCATTAAGGCTTTAATAGCACCAATACCATCTAATACAAAAGTAAAAATTGCAGCTGCAGTTCAAGAGTTTGTAAATAGAATAAAGGATAAGCATTTATCATAATGATTTGATAATATGAGGTTATGTGCATTTGGCGATAGTTGGACCGAAGGTGTTGGTGGTAATATAGATGTTGAATCTAAAATCACAAACGATTTGGAAAAAACACAATATAGAAACCAACATGCATGGCCAAAGGTATTGAGTGATTTATTAGATATTCCTCATATAAATTATGGAGAAGCCGGTAGTTCAAATAAACAAATATTCGATAGAATAATTGATTTAGTAAAATCTTATAAAATATCACAAAATGATTTAGTGGTTATTATGTGGAGTTCTACTCTTAGAGATAGTGTTCCATTTTTTCCTACCGATGAATGGCATGTGTGGGGTGTGAAGTATTTAGAAGAGCAGCATAAAACCAAATGGTTTACCCACAATAAGTTTAGTAAAAATCCAACGTATAACGAATTTCTTATCAATTTCAAAGAATTCTTTGTAAGAGAATTATATACACAAAATTATTACAATATAATCAATCAGAATTATATATTATTCCTACAATCATTATTTGAATATTATGGTATAAATTACATTTTTTGTGATGCATTTGATATGATGATTGATAATATACGATTGGAGGATGATAAAACTAATTTAATCAATAAATCAAACTATTGGAAATTTGGTAATACGACATTTAAACAATTCTTAACAAATACTAACGATAGAAATGTATGGGAATCTCCACAATATAATATATTAAATGTTCCTGGTATGCATCCTTCGAAATTAGGATACAAACTAATAGGTGAAGAGTTATTTAGATTTATTACTGAAACCAATATTATCAAATCTACATCGTCTAAACAAATAAAAATTTTATAATGAATTATTCTATAAATAATAATTTTTGTGATAGGACTGAAGCAAATAATATTATTGATTTTTGTTTGAGTAATGGTGAACGCTTTTCGTATAATCCATCTGAAAAGTGGGATTGTAGACGAATATATGATGAAGAATTCAAAACTAAAATTATCAATTTATTAATCCAAAAATATAAATCGAATGAATTTAGTTTGTGGTTTGATTATAATACATTTGATTTAAAAAACTTCAATATCAGTTTAACATCATATTACGATGGGAGGTATTTAAATTTACATAAAGATAAAACAAGTGAACTAACTACTGTCATAGTATTATCGGATGGATTTAATGGTGGACAATTTGCATTATCAGAAAGTAAGAATCCATCACTTAATTTTAAAAATTTAGATGGAATTGAAATATTTGATTTGAAATTAGGAGATTCTATATCTTTTATTGGAACTAAAACATATCATGGAGTTTTACCGGTAACGGAGGGGATTCGATATGCGTTAAATGTTTGGATGACTGAAACTGATTTTAATTATCCAAAGGTAAAAAATAATAATTCGTTGATATGAATATTTTAATAATTGCGTTACCGAGAACGGGTTCTAGTGAATTAGGTAAAAGATTATCTATAAAACATAATTTAAAATATGAGTTTGAACCATTTAATTCATCAACAACTATACCAGATATAAGTAAATTTAAAAATGCAGTTGTTAAGACAATAATTTTTCATTTACCAACTACAATTAAAAGTGAAGATAGAATTGAATGGTTGTTAAATTTAACCAAAGAATTTGATGAAGTTATATTATTGTCAAGAAAGAATCTAACCAATTGTGCAGAAAGTTGGGCGTATTTGATGTATAAAGAAAAGGAAAAAAGTTTTAAATCCAACCAACCATATTTGTGGGAACGAACTCCTAATTACGATAAAGAATATGAATACATTCAAAAATGTAATGATGAATTAGTTTACATATCAAATACACTTAATATTCCAATAACGTTTTATGAGGATATATATGATATAAACGAACCGGGAAAATTACGAAAAGGAAATCGAATTGATTTTGATACAAAAATAATTTAGTTATGAAAATATACATACATCACTCATATCAAAAATCAATATTTTATAAAGTAGCACACAATACTATTAATCGTAAATATTCTTCATCAGATGGTGTTGATATAATTGATTGTCAGTATAAAGGTGTTGATTTTCAATTTATATTTAAAAATCAAATTAGTTTTGAAGAAGATGGTCATCATATATTAGATTATTTCACAGCTTTATTTTACGGAAGTGGTGATTCTAAAATTGGATACATAGAAAGAGATGAACATTATATGGAACAAGAATCACAACAAATTCTATCCATATATAAAAAATTAATTAAAGATGCACCACCTCACCAAAAATGGATAATAACTTATTTTAGAACTGAAAAAATACTTCAAACTCATGATACGATAGAACAAAATGATAAATGGGTTGAGGTAGAAAAATTATTATCTGAATTAAATAATCATCATATTATTGTGGATAATTTATTTTTAAATTCAGCAGTAGAATCAAAATATCCAAATTTTCATTACGCATTAACAAATACCATATTCCAGTGGAATGAGATAATTGGTATTAGATGGTTTTACGAATTCAAACAAATTTATGATAAACTTAATTTTGATTATGATTTAATGTATAGTATAAAAAATCATAAACTAAATAGAGTTTTGATAATAAACGAATTGAGTAAAATTAAAAACGATAGGTTATTGTTACAACGAAGCGATTCATTACAAAATCCAGATTATAATTTGAATTCACCAAAAATAAAACACATACCTATAAATTCCGTATATGGTAAAAATGATTTTGAGGATGTTACTTGGATTATGAATCATCAAGGATATATGGATATGTTTTTTAGAGTTTTATCAAAAGCCAAAATGCAAATACTTTGTGAAAGTTGGTCATGGAGTAAAAAAGAATATCTATCACAATATCTTTCAGAAAAAACATTTGCACTTATTTTAGCAGGAATACCATTTATATCTACACATGATTATCCACTTAAAATGTTAGAGTTGATGTTTGATATTCCACCCCATCCATTTTATGAAGACTCTAAAAGATGTAGAGCAAATAGTAAATTATTTGCACAATTTGTGGAATCATTTATGAATGAATTTGATACAAATTATGTATTATGTAAAGAGTGGTCTGATTTGGTTCATTCTAAAATAATGAATAGTGTTAATAATGATAATTCATTATTAGATTTAATTATCAAAGGATTTAATACATCAACCACTACAAAACAATCTTTAATATACTGGATGTTGTATTCACTTCCTTCCCTATCAGATTCAAAGATGTGACAGAAGTATTTAAGATATTCTATTCAAAATCTAAATACATATGGTATAATCCCAACCATATATTCGGATATTGATTATTTTAAAAATACATCACTACAATATAATTGGATTGAATTTGATGTTGATACTAAATATAAAATAGATACGTTATGGTCTTATCCAAAATTAAAAGTATTATCACTAATAGATAGACCATTCATTCATTTGGATAATGATTTGATTATTAAAGATTTTAGTAAATTAGATAAAATAATAATTCCAGATAAATTAAATCTGTGTTACAAACATCCTATTAAATTAAATGCTATATCTGATTTTGAATATATTTTTGAAAAATATTCTATTAATAAATTAGAATTTACCGAATTAAATAATACATCCATATTATCTACAAACAAATACGAATTGATTAATAAAGCATATTCAGAAGTATTAAATATCATAGATATTAATTACGATTTTTTTTCTAAACGATATAATACTATTCCACCTATAACGTTGAATCAACAATATCCAAATTTGTATTTTACGGATATAAATTATTTATTTAACGAAAACCCATCATATGAAAATCTAGATTCAAATGGATTATGTCATATGGCCGAGAAAAATGTTACAAGTAGATTTAATAACACTAAAAAAATATTATAATGAATATAATAGAAATCGGTGCTAATGATGGTGGTAATACTTCTAAGTTTTTCAAAGATGCTATAATATGGTCATTTGAACCAAATCCATTTCTTGCAAAAACATTACGATATAAATTTAAAAATAATACAAACATTCAAATAATAGAAAAGGCTGTTAGTGATTTTGATGGCACATCCACATTTAATATTTCAGCAGATGGACAATCATCATCTTTATATGAATTATCTACATTTTCAAAAGAGAATACCAAAATTAAATATGTATCTCAAGTATTGGTTGATGTTATTAGAATGGATACATTTTTAATTCAAAACAATATTGATATTATTGATTATTTTCACTGCGATGCACAAGGTAATGATTTGACAATATTAAAATCATTTGGTGATAAATTACAATCAATCCGTGCAGGTAAAATTGAAGTAAGTTTAAATAATGAATTATATAAAAACGTATGTAATGATTTAGAAACATCAATTAGTTTTTTAATCGAAAACGGATTTGATATAAGTAATTTAAACGATATAAATAAAATCAAATCGCAATCGATACAATACGATGTAAATGTAGAATTTTATAAAAAATCTGATAAAACTTTAATATAATGTCAAGCAAATTATCCAAAAGAGAGCAAGAGATTTATAAAATATTAGGACCAGATTTGGGTAGTATTATTTTTAATAAGTTGAAAAATGATATTGATGATATTAATTCCATAAAAAAATCGGATATAATAAATATGGTATATCATCTTTGTAATTATGTAGATTCCACAACTATATCATATGAATCATTAGATGCAATATCATTAACCAAAATTCAAAATATATGGATAAATTTTTTTAATCAATATAAAAAAACCTACGATACTCAAAATTATATAGAGAAAAATAAAATTATTTTAGATTATAGAGAAAATGGGATTGGATTTTATTGGGTAGATTTACAAAAATTGTTTTGTATTGAATCCATGCTTAGAATGGAGGATTGTGGTAGAGTAAATTACGGTCATACTACATTAGAGTTAAGAGAACAAACCAAAGATTCAAATATAAGTCATATGATAATTGTATATGAAACTGAAAGTGGTAATATTAGACAAGTAAAAGGAAAGTCAAATTCAAAACCAAATGAATCAGTTTGGGTATGGTTTTATAAATTTTTATTAGATACCGATTATAAAATTAACAAATATATTCCAACATATAAACCAGAAAATGATTTAACATTATTAGATTTCAACTCATTACAAAAATCATCTATTTATATAAAACATCCAAACTTAAATAAACCAACAACTATATTGTAATGAACGGAACTGAAAATATTATTATTACTGATGAGGGGATTTATAATCCAGAAACTAATCATACAATAATGCACGTATGTGAAACTAAAATATCAAAACGTATGGCAGAAATTACTATACAAAATGGTGGTGATATTTTAGAGTTAGGATTTGGTATGCACATCTCTGCAGATTTCATTACAAGTAATCCAAACGTAACATCTTATACTGTCATAGAAATTCATCCACAACAATATCAACGAGCATTAGAATGGGCAAAGACAAAAACTATACCAATAAATGTTATTTTTGGTAATTGGGTAGATGTATTACCATTAGAAGATAAAAAATTTGATGGTGTATATTTTGATACCGATACTGATGGAAATCTTCCATTTTTTATGGATATGGTTAAACCTAATTGTAAAGAAGGGACAATATTAACCTATTATGCACACTATCACCCTAATAGTAAATTAAATTCTGAAATTATAACGTTTACCGATGAAGAGGTAGCATCTTGGCCAGATTCATGGAAACACCATCGATTATTTCAAAACAACCAATATGTCATATGGCATACGAAATTTAATGGTGTTGATTTTTATAGTGATGATAGTTTAAAACATTTATTATAATGTATTCTATCTTAGATACTAAAATAAAAGGTAAAGCAGTATTTGCAACAAAGATATTTGTAAAAGATGAATTCATAGGTGAATATTATAAAAATACACCGATTAAAGAATATCCAAAAAATATTTACGGATGGTATGATAGAGAGTTGGGTAGATATTGTAATCATTCAAATACACCAAATACCTATGTAAAAGAAACCATCAATTTAGATGGATATGATTTATATGCAAATTGTAATATAAATGTTGGAGATGAAATTGTTGTTGATTATGTATTTATGGAAATCTTAACAAATGCTCCTGCAGGTGTTTTTTATAAACAATATTTCAATAACATAATCTTAAAAAACTTTGGTAATAACTACACCAATTCTTTAATATAAAAAAGGCCACCATATAATGATGACCTTTTATGAGAGAGAGATACTAAAACTATTTTACTTTTACTGAAATTTTCTTTTGTTTTGCTTCTTCCTTTTTTGGAATACTGATTAATAAGATACCATTTTCCACCTCAGCAGATGTTTGTGTAATATCATATGTATTTGAAATACGAATCGAATGGTTTATAGTTGAAACCAAATTTTTAAGAATAGAATCTTCTTCTAATTTAGTTTCTGCTTTGATTTTTAAAAGGTTTCCTTCTACATCAATATTGATTGATTCTTTTGAATGTCCTACTACATCAAACGCAAGTTGATATGAATCATCATGTTGTTTGACATATCCTAACGGAGATTCGTTGATTGTTGTTGTTGTCCAGTTTGGCCATTTTGGTAAATCTTTTTCAAATAAATCTAATAAATGGTTTAAATTTGCTGTGTACATAATCTTTTTCTTTTTTTTAGTTAAACAATATACCACATATTATACAATATCCATACCAATCGATATTATATGACATATTGTCAGTATTTTAAAAATTCATTTGACAACTTGTCAGTTAGAATACTTGCGAATCTTCCCACTGCTTATTCTCTTGTCTACAACTCATATGGTCTGCCCAATGTAGAATGTACGGAAGGTCGGTTTTTAACCTCATCTCGGGGCGGAAACTGATAAAGTAAGGTTTAGTACCTTCGTTGTATAATCCATCTGCTAACATAATCCCAATCATTTCTTTTTCGGTATATGTGATACCATATTGATTAAGTAACCATAATGCACGATGGGTTACATCCATATAATGATTTTCACCATTTATTTTAAACATAGAACCCTGATTCTTTTTATGCCATTCAGATTCTTCCTCAATATAATGTGGTTTACCCTTTGTACCCAACTTACCTAAATCGTGATGGAATGCTGCAAAGAATAATTCTTCATCAGTAAAATCTACTTTGATTCCACCTTCTTCATAAATCTTCTTCATTTTATATGCATTACGTGCTACATTCATCACATGGTCTAAGTATCCGCCAGTATATGCCGAATGGTAATGTTCTTTACCACTTGCAGGTGCTAAGACTAATTCAGTTCCCAATTCACCTTCGGAATACATAAACTTTAATTTCTCTAATCTTTCACCACTAAATACTTTACTCAATGCCTCAATGAATTTATCATAATTCTTTTGTAGGTCTTCTGCTGTGTAATTTTTCATAATTTATATTTTAATCGTCTATTTCTGAACCAGTTAATGCTCGATATAAGATTTCTAATTGTTCTACACTTTCACAAAATCCTAATCCTAAAAAATCTTCAATTTCAACTACATAACTACCTTCTGGTAATCCAATATCTTTCCACTCATCATTTACCGATGAAATTAAAATTGGAGCATCTTCGGATGGATTATCTTTTGGTAAAGGTAATATCCAATAATATCCATTCGGGCCTTCATCTTCATCTAGCTGAACTTTTTCCCAACCTTGTCTTTCAAAGATTTGTTCCGTAATCAAAGATTCTGGAAATGATATGGGTGACATTTTTTTCTTACTCACTCTAATACTATGTTTATTTGTTTACTTACATTATATTCAATTACTCTACATACCACTCGCATCGTATCACCTTTCATTTTATAGATAGGAGCAATGACCGTATTTATTTCCCCGTTTGTGCCGGCATATGAAGATGTATTTATCGTTGGTACTAACTCATCCTTCCAAGTAGTAATTGGGGGTAAATTAACGTAATTACGTGAACCATCGAGGGGATTGATATATAGTTTGGTTACATTACTAATCGTATCACCTTTTAGTAACCACCAAAACAAATTATTTTCCCATTCTACCTTTATCGGTTCTATTGTATTTTTTACACTACCGGTAATTCGATGTATAGTTTGGGTAGATGTACTAACTAATGGTAAGTGATAATATCCGTTTCTATCTATTGGTAATCTACCATCCAATTCTAATATTGGTATTGGTTTTGTTTGTGTAGTAGTATTTTGTCGAATTTGTTGTTCTGGTCCCCATTGCGGTTCTCCAATATCCTCTTTACTACAAGCAGTAAATAGTAAACACCCAATTATCACCCATTTGTTTATCATAACAATTTGTTTAAGATTGATTCCCAATTTGGATATTCATTCCAAGTTTCACTCTCATACGCCCAACCAAATCGTAATAATTCACCTCTAAATTCTCCGGCCCCATTCTTTAATCGGTCATCAATTAAGTAATCGCCCATTAAAAGGTCTTTTCGGTGAGTAACAATCATTCGTTTGTGGAAGATGTTTCCAAAGTATTCCTCAACCCAATATCGTTTATCGGAAGCAGAATCAGGGTTTCCCCACGGTGCTGCGGTAGCGATAAACAATTCGTACTTTCCACTTTCTGCCAATTTCTTAACTGCCTCAACTGCCCCTTCGATTGGTGGGGGAATTCGGAAAATACCAGGAATATGGTCAGGACATTTTTTGTATTTATCAACTAAATGTGGATGACGTTCAAACCACTTGTCAAACTCGGCCTTTAAATCGACCAACACACCATCCATGTCAATGTAAATAATTTTTTTGTTCATTTTGTTGTCTTTTATTATCTCTCAATCTTATACAGCTAATATACGAAGAATTTCTCATATATCCAAACATTTTCTTATCTATTTAGAAACTTTTTTTATCATAATATGTAACTAGTTGATTATCAATTAAAACTTATATTGTAAAAATTTACCACTTGTTCCCATCTTAAATGAGTTAAAATTGGGTTCTACCCATACGCCATTTTCTCTTTTATGATTCTTACCTTCTATTAAGATTTCAACATTACCATCCTTATCCCAATCACATACTTTAATCCAATCAATTGCATAATGGTTAAAAACTTTATACGAATCCCCATCAAATATTGTTTTGGTTTTATTGGAAAATTTGCCTGAATTATTTTCAAAATACTGAATATAGTATTCATCGTTATAATCAAAATTACTATTTGAAAAAATATCTATATCACCATCTTTATCGTAATCATAGAAAGCAAAATCTAACGTAACGTTTGAATTTGGTTCTATCGTTTCCAAGTATTGTTTTTCTCCAAAGTACGGATAATCAGATTTGCCAAAATTAATTATCATAGATTTACCATATAAATTTCCTGGCTGTTCGTCTTTGTTATTATGAAATCCTCTAATCAAATCCAAATATCCATCTTTATTTAAATCAACCAAATCCATACATGCTGCTCCAAAATATAAACCCAACCCACCCATTTCTAACATTTGTGTAGGCCAATCTATTTTTGAAAATGTAAAATCACCATTTCCTGCTAAGAAATAAGTTGGGCCGGAAAGTATAATATCTATTTTACCATCTTTATTTACATCTCCTGCAGTGGCACCATGATAAAAATCTTTACTATCGTTTGAATATTGAATCAGTTCAAACCCATCTTTATCACCTTTAAGAAAATATAATCCTCGTTGTGTAAAATCATTATCATCTGCTAATGCTAATACGAAATCTACATACTTATCCCCATTTATATCGGTGGTAATAATTCTACGCGTTCCTTTTAATTGGATAATCTTACCCTTAGTGTAATCTTCTTTTATGTAGGTATTACCCGATTTAATCCAAAATTCAAATATACCACTACTAGCGTTTTTAAGTAACATATCCATTTCCGAATCTCCATTAAAATCAAAATACGCAACACCAACTGCAACATCTTTTGTAGGAGTATTTCCTAAATGAGAACTATACCAACCTAAATTGTTTTCTTGATTAAAAACACTTTCATTATAAATTGTAGTAGATTGTTTTAGTTTATCAGTATTTACTACCGATGGTATCGGTTGTGGAGTTGGTATATCTTCCTTAGTACAACTAGCAAGTAGTAGTAAAATAGGTAAGTAAAGCCATTTGTTTTTCTTTTTCAAATTGTTTAACATTTATTTTAAGGTTTAATTTTTGAGCAATATCCCATCCTCTATTCCATGCATCTAATTCATTTAAGAATTGACCCATCATAAATTCTTTTGGATGTTCATCATTATCGATGTTTTTGTAAGCATTACAGCCAACATTATTTACCGGTTGTAATGCATGTCCACATTCATGTAGTAAAGCAAATAATCCATTCTCATTCAAATCGTAATTGTGATGAATGAAAATCTGTCTATTAAAGTGTCCCATAAAACAAGTAGAGTTAGAAAGGGAAACCTCAATACCTTTTAGGTTATTGATGTAATCAACTACTTTCTGAAACTGAATTGGAAACTTGCGATTTTTGAATTTATATTTACCCATAGTGTGTTCTTATTACTCAGCTAACATACGAAATTATTTTCATATATCCTAATATTTTTAATAAAATTTTATTCCGTGTCTTTCTTCGAACTTATCAATTACCAATTGTGCCGATTTTTTATATCCCTTACCATCCAACATTTTATGAGCTAATCTATCAGCCATAATTTCATCATCTGAATTATGATGTTCGGTATGACCTAACATATAATGTGCAACTTCATGCGCCTCGATAAATTTATAAATGTCTTTACCTAACTTCAATTCACCATCCATTACGATTAAATTAAATGCAGGTAAGATAAATCCAAAACCATATTCCTCAAACATAGGTTTAATAATCTCATAACGGAAATCATCTTTTCCCATTATTGCAACTTCTAATGTTGGGTTAAATTCGCTTTTGAATTGCTTTGTTTTCATATAAATAATTTATAATCTTTCTCTCTTTCGTAGGCAATAGTTTCGTATGGATGATTATGATAATCATACCCCATTTTGTAATAACGTGTCATCCATGAAGGAGATTGTAAATAATGTTGATATTCATGAATAAGAGTTTTAATCAACTCTTCCGTATCTTTGATGTTTTTCCAATACACAATCAACTCATTATCCATCGCACAATACTCACCGATTATATCTTTATCATCAGCATCTGAATATGGAGAATCCTCAATAACCAACCAGGGCGTTTCAGTATGATGGGATGAATACCCATAATGTGAAACTATCTTATCAAAGTATTGGTGAATTATTTGGGAAATATCTCTCTTATTCATATATGCTAATATACGATGTTTTTTTGGATTTTCCAAATAAAAAATGGGTTATTTTCTAACCCATTCATTATCAACTACTTATGATTTTTTACCTATTGTTTCGTTGAATTCAGTATATGCATCTAATAGGGCATCAACGACTGGGTGTCTATGGTTGGTAAGTAGGGTTTGGGAATCCATATCCTTAATTTTCTTTGCAACGGATAATAAGAACTTAAATCCACTTTCTCCCTTATATTTTAAATCCACTTGTTGGGTATCACCACAAATTACCATTTTACTACGAATACCTAAACGAGATGTAATCATTTCCATTTGGTCATTCGTGCAGTTTTGTGCTTCATCCACAATAATAAATGAATCTAAAAAAGTTCTACCTCTCATAAATGCAAGAGGAACGATTTCTACTTGACCAGATTCTAAAATCTTATCAATTTTTTCTTTATTGTATAATTGATAAAAGTTAGAATAAATTGGTTGCATCCACGGCTCCATTTTTTCTCTAAGGTCACCTGGTAAGAATCCGATTTCTTCTTTACTAACTGTCGGTCTTGTGATAATAATTTTATTGATTTTCTTTTTGAACAACATATCCAATGCTGCCTGACATGCCAAAAGAGTTTTACCACTTCCAGCTTTACCACTTAGGATGGTAATTGCGTTATTGAGAATCTTTTCTTTTGCTTCTTTTTGTTCTTCGTTTAATTGTAACTGAAACTTAATTGGAGCCTTTGGTCTGTTTGTTTTATCTTCTTGTATTTGTTCTGTCAACTGCTTGTGTTTTTGGGATTGATTCTCTGCCATAAAAATGAAACGTTTGTTTTTTTAAATTAACTTTTTACTTTCTCTCTTCTTCCTCACCGGTTTCTTATAGTTAAGTATGTCTTCTTTATACTTTACGATTTTTCCACACATCTCATATTCTTCTTTATTTTTGAACCATTCTAAACAATGGTCTAATGCCTCTATATATTCTTCTTTTGGAACTAATGATATTGCAGATGCATTAGGATGAACTAATATTGCCACTTCATCCCAACCTTTCAATCCTGCGTTATGAATATTTTGAGAAACCTGATTCATTACATCAAACCCTCTGGCCTCTAAAAACTTTTCAACGCGTTTATCATTAGTTGGTTCTAAGTATCTTCTCCAATCGATTGTTGTAAAGGTTCTTCTTTTCATATTATTTAAATTGGGTTAAATTAACGATAATTATATTCACCATTTCTGAAACGAATTATATCTTGTTCTTGACTTACATCCGTTGGATAATATTGATTATAACGAGTATTGTAATATACAGGTTGTTGTGGTGGAACATTTGGTGGTGTAGGTTCTACTGCAGGTAATTGTGTTGGTTGTTGTTGAATCGGTAAACTCTTATCAGATGGTTTTGTTTTTTTAATTACATCTGGTATTAAAGTATCACTTGTAATTTCATCAGCGAAAACCTTATCTTCCAACGTTTGTTTTAAATATTTTTCCCAACCAAACCCAAACGTTCCATTTGGATTATGGGTACTAATCCAACTACCAATACCATCGATTGGATATTTAGGGTCATCAATTTTATTACCAATATTTGTATTACGGAATTGGTCGGTGAATACTGTCAGCCATTGAATGTGTAATAGCATATCTTCAATAGTTGATATGGTTTTTGTTACTTCAACTTCCGCATATTTTTCACCAATTGCTAATTTATTTTTACGATGATGGTTTTTTAAATCACCATAATCGATTGGAATAACTGCGACAGTAAATTTATTAAAATAAGGATTTTTTTCTTTTTTTGCTTCTTCCAATAATTTCTTAAAAGGAGCAGATGTCCATTCTTCTATAAAACCTTGTTCTTCATCATAGAATTGAACGATGAATGAAAAATCAACATAAGGATATGTTACGGGGTCTAAGGTTTGTATTTTATCGATTGGATATGAAAATAGGTCTATATATGCATTATCTCTATCATTACCATATCTGCGTATGTATTCACCCTTATCTTCATAATAAGATGAAACATCAGTATTTGATACTGCAGGGTATGAGTTTCTTAAACTGCGTAAACGTTTATAATCCATACCTATAAATATCAACCAATAAAATTATGTGGTTATAGATTCGAAATTGACATCTTCGATTGTTCTACAAAAAAGATAAGTGTTTGTTTGGTTACTTTTGAATGCTACATCACATTCTAACCATTCTTTGATACTATTGACATCTTTGACAACTTCAAAAGAATATTCAGCAATGACCTGATATAATTTATCGTTAATTCGTCTTATTGGGTAATTAAAACTACTATACCTCATCGTTACGATTGTATTCCTTAACAGCACCTATTAAAAGAACACACACCATAACTCCACCGAAAATTTCTAAAATAGAACTATGGGTATAAGGATTCCTATGTGAATCGTATATGTATAACGCAAGTGTAACAACTACGATAGGTAATAACCCTTTCATGTATTCATTTAAGTGTTGCATAATTTATTTATTAAATTGGTGGGCCAGATAGGAATCGAACCTATTACCTACTGATTATGAGTCAGTTGCTCTAACCGAATGAGCTACAAGCCCTAATATCATCTATATTGATGATAATAGTTTTTATCGTTTATATCAACGATAGTGGAGGAGGAGGGACTCGAACCCACGACCCCTTGCGTGCAAGGCAAGTGCTCTAGCCAACTGAGCTACACCCCCAAATAATGTAATGTCTGTGCGGTTTGTTTCAAATTCACTCCTTTATACGAGCTTCAATTGTTTCCATTTCATTCTTAGCATCCGTTCCGCTATTCTTTCGAATCATTACATTGTGCCCCGAGCAGGATTTGAACCTGCACTCTCCTTACGGCGAACAGCATTTTAAGTGCTGCGAGTCTACCAGTTTCTCCATCGGGGCAAACTCTATTTCACTTTATAGACTTTCACTTTTGAAAGTTTTGTTTGTTTGTCTTTTGGGTTGATTAGAATATCAATACGTTTTTTATATCTCTTATTCATTACATCCCTTACAACATACTCACCATTATACTTACCTGCGTTCTTCAATCGAACTTTCTGTCCGAATTTTAACTTACGTTTTAAATCACGACTTACTGCGATGATTCGGTGTTTCTTAGGATTCTTCTTACTAATCTTAAATCCACTTGCGGTAACGTTTGGTGTAGAATCAGTTTCTCCTGATGTTGGTTTGTAAGTTGTGACCGTCACTACTCCTAACTCTTCTAAATTACTACTTTCTTCAATTTCTACATTTGTTGTCGTAACCTCTAATGGTAAAAACAACATAATAATACTAATAAAAAGATTTTGCATACAATTTTGTTTTGGTTTATTTTAAGGTTTAATGTTTTAATGTTATGTAGCCCCATCAAGACTCGAACTTGAAAATCCTCTTTAGAAGAGAGGCGGTATATCCCTTTACCTATGGAGCCATGGCGGTGTATACGAGATTCGAACTCGTGGTCTCTTCCGTGACAGGGAAGCATGTTGGGCCTCTACACCAATACACCAAATAACGATTACTGCCTGACTCTTTTCGAACTTTGAGGACTCGTATCATTCAATTTCAGTAATCATTGAGACTCTAATGGGAATCGAACCCATCTTATGAACTACTTACTAAATGTATGAACAATTTTACACTCCAATCCTAGTATTAAGGAGATTGCTACATTCAATCATCATTCACCCACTCATTGCTTTTGGTGCGACCTCAACAATTATAGAGCCATTATTTGCAGGGGATGTTTCCATTCTAGTGGGACAACCCCCGATTGGTTTTCATCAACTGATGAATCCACTCGAGCCTCCTACCGGGTTCGAACCAGTGACATTCTCATTACAAATGAGATGCTCTACCAACTGAGCTAAGGAGGCAAATTATGTATCAGTTCCATACCGACCTATTAGGAACTATTAGGGTCTCTAGACGAGGTGCACACCCACTCCGGCTATAATGTGTTCTCAATTACTTGGCTTCTTCCTCCGGCTTTTGACCTAAGAATTATTAAACGGGAATCGAACCCACCTCATCAATGTATGCCTACATCAATTTTCACTGCACATTTGATACAATATTATCGGTAAAAGAGATGTCCCAACCACTTCTTCTCTCTTACCTAAACATACACTAACCTCTCAATATGGTTGAAGGAATTAATGTGGCTGATGTATGTCTTGTACTCGGTACGGGAATCGAACCCGTGACTCATCCGTGAAAGGGACGTGACTTAACCGCTTGTCGAACCGAGCAAATTCAGTTTTGATGGGCTCATCGATTAGTGTGTTTCACCTAACCAGCACTTGGGACTGAAAACCCCTTGGGTGAATGATGAGTTTCGAACTCACAACCTTCCGAACCACAATCGGATGCTCTAACCAGTTGAGCTACAAACACCATATTACTTACTAACCATCATCTCAAAGAACATTGTAAAGATACGAAATAATTTTTAAATTTCCTAATCTTTTTTAACATTTTTTTGTTGCGTAGGGTGGGAATCGAACCCACTTAGTTTGGCTTATGAGACCAATGAAATACCTTACCTCCCCCTCGCGATGTATTAGGGAACGTTCTCCCTAATTGTTTAACAAATATACGAATTTATTTTAATATATCCAAACATTTGTTTAATTATTTTTTACTAAATGGTCAGCACAATATGTTGCAATAGGACCTAAGGATTTATACCTTACTGAATATCCCATACCTTCAACCATACCAACTGCCTGTCTGAATACCTCATTAGATTTGTATCGTGGGTCTGGATTTAAATCCACATCAATCCACTTAGGTTTTTTAACACCATTCTCTTTTAAGTATTCTGCAGTTTCAATTGCAAACCAAACTTCTTGTAATAATCTAATAGAACGAACTCTTTCTCTTTCAGTACTCCATTTTCTATAAAGAACATGACCACCTTTACCCGGTCTATATAATGCTACTACAATTGCGTAAATAGTTTTACTACGAGAGTTTTGTGAATCACAACCAATCAATATCTCAGCATCAGTATTTAATTCCATATACTCTTTAATGTACTGAACCAATTGGATTTCTTCTTTTGATTGTAATTTTTTAAAAACCATAGTATTATCTTTTTTAGTTTTGTGTCCATAGTAGGATTCGAACCTACACAAACTGGTTTCTAAGACCAGTGCGGTTGCCAATTACGCCATACGGACATAAGTATTATTTTTTTCCGTAGAGAGTAAGAGGCTCGAACTCTTGCGACTTTTACATCCTACCTGTTTAGCAAACAGGCCCCTTCACCAACTTGGGTAACTCTCTATATGTTGCGTGTTTGAGGTTCGAACTCAATTGGTCATCCTTATGAGAGATAACTCTTTTCCACTAAGTCACGCAATCTGAGTCAAGTGTTGGATTCGAACCAACGTAAATGCTTTTGCAGAGCACCACCTAAACCATCTCGGCCAACCTGACAATTGTGTAGTTCCGGAGAGAATCGAACTCCCATTTACTGGTTCGTAGCCAATTGTTCTATCCGTTAAACTACGGAACTATCTTTACTTCCATTGAGTCTTTCGGTTGTGTTTCCAACTTTTACACTCTCTTACTCTTACAATCTTACCACTACCATGTCTTTTTGCTCCAAATGATGATGGGTGACAATCATAGTACCAACTACCATTTCGTTTGTTGCAAATCATACAATAGTTGTAGATTGCATTCATTTTTTTTACTTTTTCTTCTTTCATTTTACATTAGGTTTCGTTACCTAATGTTTGTCAAATAATTGTTTCATAGTTTTATTCATTTAGCACGAGTAGTAGGATTCGAACCCACATCAAAGCTTTTGGAGAGCCGTATGCTACCATTGCACCATACTCGTGTATTTCAAAGTTGGTAGTGCGGGATTCGAACCTGCCACCTTCTCGGTATCAGCGAGATGCTCTAACCAAATGAGCTAACTACCAGTGTTGTAGGGTAAGCAGGATTCGAACCTGCGTGTTCTTCGTCCCAAACGAAGCGAGATAACCCGGACTCCTCTATTACCCTATATGTGAACCCGAATGGACTCGAACCATTGACTCCCTCATTAAAAGTGAGGTGCTCTAACCAACTGAGCTACGGATTCATTATGTGGAGCCTCGAGGAATCGAACCTCGTCCTTTGGATTTTCAGTCCAACGTACGCACCAGCTATACGAAAGCTCCATTTGTTG